TCAGGGACAGCAACTGCTCTGGATGTAGCTGTAAGTTATCTAGAACAAACTTAAGGAGGTATAACAAATGGCTCTTAATACAGTAAGTTCAGATAGGCTATCTACAAATGTAAAGACCTCTAATTTAGGAACAGAACTTAAAGGAAAGATTGGTCAGGATAAAAATTTAATAACTAACGGAGCGATGATTTGTAGTCAAAGAGGAAGCAGTTTTGCTACTGTTTCTAACAATGAAACTACTATAGATCAATTTGCATTAACACATCCTTATGGCTCTTCAACAATGTCCATTAGTCAATCGACAACTTCTCCTAATGGTTTTTCTAACAGTTATAAATTAGATGTAAATAGTGCTGATACAAGTATTGGTGCTGGTCAATATGTTGCAATTAGACATAGAATAGAAGCACAGAATTTACAAGAATTAGCTTTTGGAACAAGTGGTGCTAAATCTATAGCACTTAGTTTTTATGTAAGATCTAATGTTACTGGCACTTATGCTGTAAATATACAACAAACAGATAATAGTAAAAAACAAGTTAGTGCAACTTATACAATTAATAGTGCAGACACTTGGGAAAGAAAAACATTTACTTTTGCAGGCGATACAAGTGGTGTGATAAACAATGATACTGGCGATGGCTTCGAAATTCTTTGGTACTTAGCAGCTGGTAGTAATCGCAATTCTGGAACAGCGAGATCAACTTTTACTGCTCATAATCTAGCGGATGAAGCTGCTGGTCATACAGCTAATATATTAAGTTCAACTTCAAACAATTTTCATCTCACGGGATGTCAATTAGAAGTAGGAAGCGTAATAACCGATTTTCAGCATTTAAGTTTTGGAGAAAATTTAAAAAAATGTCAAAGATATTATTATCAATTTGTAGATGGGGATACTCAATTTGTTGGAATTGGTCATTCATTTTCAAGTAGTGAAATTGATGTACCAATTACATTTCAAACTGCAATGAGAACAGCACCTACATTAAACCAAACAACTGGTGGTAATTATTTTGGAGTATTAGGAGGAGGGGATAGTACTGCATATGTAGATGGTAATTGGACTATATTTGCACCGACAGAATATGGTTGTTGGATATATGCAACACCTGATGCTACTATTACGGCTGGCAATACAAAACTTGTAAGATCAACAAACGCAAGTGCTAGGCTTGCATTTACCGCAGAACTTTAATTATGGCTATCTACAAATTAAATCAACACAGCACAGAAACAGAACCAAGTTCTGTAACTTTAACTGATGAAAGCGGAGTAGTACTAAATATTCCATTTGATGAAGCAAACACCGATTATCAAGAGTATTTAGAATGGGCAAAAACTAACACAGCCGACCCTGTTTCTGGATTAACATGGGATGATATTAGAGGTAAAAGAGATACTATATTACAAACTACAGATTGGACAATGACATCTGGTGCAACTGTAGATCAGGCTCAGTGGGCTGCATATAGACAAACCATAAGAGATATTCCTCAAACTTATAAAGACAAAACTCCTGATGATGTTGTCTGGCCAACACAACCATCTACTGCTGGTCCTAATACATAATCTAGAAGATTACTCCCTGTAAAATAAGAACAGAAAAAGAATATAGTAGTTAAACAGTCATGCCATATATTGGAAATGACATAAGGG